CGCCTTCGCCCGTCAGACGTTCAACCTGCGGCCGTGGCAAGTCAAGATCGTGCGTCAGATCTTCAAAACGCGCGCAGACGGCAAGCGGCAGTATCGGACGGTGCTCCTGATGTTGCCGCGCAAGAATGGCAAGAGCGAGCTCGCCGCGGCGATTGCGTTGTATGGGCTCCTGGCGGATGGGGAAACCGGCGCCGAAGTCTATTCTGCGGCGAGCGACCGCGATCAAGCCGGGCTCGTGTTTGGCGTCGCCGCGCAGATGATCCGCAACGATGAGGCGCTCGATCAGGCGTGCTACATCGTGGGATCGCAGAAGCGGATCGAGCATACGGCGAGCGGGTCGATTTACCGGGCGATCTCGGCCGAGGCGTATAGCAAACATGGGTTCAACGCCTCAATGGTGATCTATGACGAAATGCACGCCGCGCCGAGCCGCGAGCTCTACGACGTGCTTTCGACCTCGATGGGCGGGCGCGATCAGCCGCTCTTGATTGTGATCTCGACCGCCGGCTTTGATCGGCATTCGATCCTGTTTGAGCTCTACCAACACGCCAAAAAGGTGCAGGAGCGGCCGAGTCTCGATCCGACGTTTCTCCCGATCATTTACGAGGCGCCGGCCGAGGCCGATTGGACGGATCGCAAGACCTGGCGTCAATGCAATCCGGCGCTCGGCGACTTTCGGAGCCTCGAGGATATGGCGATCCTGGCGTCACGCGCGCAGGCGATCCCGGCGCAGGAAAACGTGTTTCGGCGCTTGTATCTCAACCAATGGACCGAACAGGCGAGCCGGTGGATCAGCATGACGGCGTGGGATGCCTGCCAACAACCGATCGACCGGGCGGCGCTCCGCGGCCGGCGGTGCTTTATCGGGCTCGATTTGAGCTCAACGAAAGATCTCACCGCGGCCGTCGCCGTGTTTCCGGAGGAGGGCGGGCGCTTTCAGGTGCTCGCGCGGTGCTTCGTCCCGGGCGACGCGATGCGCGAGCGCGTGGCGCGGGATCACGTGCCCTACGACCAATGGGCGGCGGCGGATCAGTTGACGGTCGCGCCCGGGCCGACGATGGGGAATTACGCGCCGGTGCGCGCGACGCTGTTGGCATGGGCGGCGGAATTCGACGTGCACATGATTGCGGTCGACCCGTGGAACGCGACCGCGCTCGTCGCCGACTTGGAGCAACAGGACGGCTTTACGGTCGTGCCGATCCGGCAGGGGTTCGGGTCGTTGTCGGCGCCGACGAAATCGCTCGAGCAACACGTGCTCGCGAAAACGCTCGAGCACGACGGCGATCCGGTGCTCCGGTGGTGTATCAGTAACATCGCGGTCGAGATGGACGCCGCCGGCAATTTGAAACCGTCCAAAGACAAATCGAGCGAGCGGATCGATGCGGTGGTCGCGTTGATCATGGCGGTCGACCTGCTCGACCGGCACGCGCGCGAGTCGGCACCGAGTTATGACGCGTGGGTGGCCTCGTGACGGACGACGCCGGCAAATCGAAAGGCGGGCGCCCGCGGGTCGAGGTGCCGGGCGTGCGCGTCTCGACGTATATCCGCGCGCCTGATTACGATCGGCTGCTCGCGCTCGCGCAACAACACGAAAAAAGCCTCTCCGGCGTCGTCCGCGAATTACTCCATCTGAAATTGACGCGCTAGGGTTGCGTCCCTAATCAACCGGCGGCGCCTCGGCGGCGTGCGACGCTCGCGCACCCTTCATGGATCGCGCGTATGCCCTGCTGACCGTCAAAAGCCTGACGCCCGGGCCGGCGGCGCGCGTGTTTACCGGGATCGCTTCGACGCCGGAACTTGATCGCCAGGGCGATATGGTCGATCCCGCCGGCGCGACGTTTCGCAACCCGGTGCCGCTGCTCTATCACCATGATCCGACGCAGGTGATCGGCACCGCGATCCTCACGGCGACGCCCGAGGGGATCTTGTTTGAGGCGACGATCCCGGTCGTCGACGAGCCCGGCCCGCTGAAAACCCGCGTGGATGATGCGTGGCAAAGCATCAAGGCCGGGATTATCACCGGCGTCTCGATCGGGCACGTCGCCGCCAAAGCCGGCGTCACCTACCTCAAAAACGGCGCCCGCAAGCTGACGAAAACCGAAATATGCGAGATCTCTCTCGTCACCATTCCGGCGAATGCCGCCGCGACGATCCGCCTCGTTAAATCGCTCGCGGCACCGCCGCGGCAGGAGTCACGCACCATGGCCGAAACCACAGCCGCCGAGCACGTTACCAATTTGACGAACAAGCGCGCCGCGCACGTCGCACGCATCGCGGAGATCATGAAAGTGGGCGCCGAGGAAAATCGGACGCTCGTCGAGGACGAACAAACCGAGCACGACGGCCTCGCGCTCGAGGTGAAGGCGATCGACGGCGATATCAAGCGGTGGCGCTCGCTCGAGCAATTGCAGATCACCGCGGCGGCGCCGGTCGCGCCGGCACAGCCGACGCTCTACCCGCACATCAGCGTGCGCGCCAACGTCGAGCCCGGGATCAAGCTCGCGCGCTTCGTCATCGCAAAAATGGTCTCGCGGTATGAGGGGTGCGACGCCGCGACCTATGCGCGGAGCCGGTGGAACGATTCAACGCCGGAGGTCGAACTCGCGCTCAAAGCCGCGGTCGGCGCCGGCAGCACGACGGACGCCGTCTGGGCCAAGCCGCTCGTCAACAATTCGATCAGTGACGACTTTCTCCCGCTGCTCCGCGCCGCGACGATCCTCGGCAAAATTCAAGGCCTGCGGAACGTGCCGTTTAACGTCAGCATCCCGACGCAGACGGCCGGCGGCACCTATAACTGGGTCGGCGAATTGAAACCCAAGCCGATCACGTCGCTCGCCTTTGCGACCGAGACGCTCGGCTTTGCCAAAATCGCGTCGATCATCGTGCTCTCACAGGAGCTCGTGCGATTCTCCAATCCCTCAGCCGAGCGCCTCGTCAGAGACGATATGGTGAAGGGGATCGCGGCGTTCATGGATGGCCAGTTTGTCAATCCGGCCGTGGCCGCGGTTGCCGGCGTCAACCCGGCCTCGATCACCAACGGCGCGCCGACCGCCGCGGCGACGACCAACCCGCTCGCCGATATCCTCGGCTTGATCACGCATTTTTCGACGAATAACATTCCGGTCGACGGGCTCACGTTCCTGCTCTCGCCGGCCAACGCGCTCGCGTTGTCGTTCCGGACGAACCTCGACGGATCGCCCGAGTTCCCGGGCGTCAGCATGACCGGCGGCACCTACAAGGGGATGCAGTTCATTACGAGCAACGTCCTGACGACCAACGTCGTCGCGTTGCAGCCGGCCTACATCCTCTACGCCGACGATGGCGGCGTGACGATCGACGCCTCGACCGAGGCCTCGTTGCAGATGGATAGCGCGCCGATGTCGCCGGTCGACGCCACGACCGTCTACGCGTCCATGTTCCAGATGAATGCTGTCGCGCTCCGCGCCGAGCGGTTTGTCAACTGGAAACGCGTGGGCACGAACACCGTCAAGTATCTGACGGCAACCGCCTGGCCGTCGCCGACGACCGCCGGCGCGACGAGCGCCGCGAGCAAGTCGAAGGAGTAACCGCGCGTGCAGGTGTTCGGCTTTGATCTGCGGATCGAGCGCAAGGCCGCGGGGCCCTTGCGCCCGCCCGCGGTCGGCACGGCCGGCGGCAACTGGTGGCCGGTCGTGCGCGAGCCGTATACCGGCGCCTGGCAACTCAACGATCCGCTGACGGCCGAAACCGCGTTGAGCAACCCGAGCGTGTTCGGGTGCGTCACCGGGATCAGCGCGGATATCGGCAAGATCGCGCCGCCGCTCCTGCTCGAGATCGACAACGACGGGTTTTGGCACGAGACGACCAATAGCGCCTATACGCCGGTGTTGCGCCGGCCGAATCGCTACCAGACGGCGCAACAGTTTGTCGAGCAATGGATGCTCTCGAAGCTCCTGCACGGCAACACCTACGTGCTCAAGGGGCGCGACGATCGCGGCGTCGTTAATACGCTCTATGTGCTCGATCCCGGGCGCGTTAAGGTGCTCGTCGCGCCGGACGGCAGCGTGTATTACGAGCTCCAAGGCAACGATCTCGCCGGCGTGGCGAGCGACGCGCAACCGATCGTCTTACCCGCGCGCGAGATCATCCACGATCGGTTTAACTGCGTGTTCCATCCGCTGATGGGCATCCCGCCGCTCTACGCCATCAGTGGCGCGGTGACGCAGGCGCAAGCGATCCAAGCCTCGAGCACGACGTTTTTTGCGAAAGGCGGGCGCCCGGCCGGCGTGTTGATCGCGCCGACCAAACTCGACGACGCCTCAGCGGCGCGCATTAAAGAGCGGATCGCGAATTTCAAAACCGGCGAGATCCTGATCGCCGAGCTCGGCATGAAATACGAATCGATCGACGCGAATGCGGCCGATCAGCAATTGATCGCGCAACTCGGCTGGACGGAGGAAAAGGTCGCGGCGGTGTATCGGATGCCGATCTCGATCCTCAACTCGAGCAAGCAACCGCCGTATGCGAATGCCGAGGCCTCGCAACTGCAATACAAGTCGCAGTGCCTCGAGCCGCATCTCAACAGCCTCGCGGCGACGCTCGCCGCCGGCCTCGAATTGCCGCTGTATCTGACGCTCGAATTCGACGACACGTTGTTGATTTGGATGGATACCGCGACGCGCACAACCGCGGCGAAAAACGCGATCGTGTCAGGCCTCTCGCCCAACGAAGTGCGCGCGACCTATTACGGCGTCGGCCCGGTGAAGGGCGGCGATCTGCCGTTCCTGCAAATGCAGAATCAGCCGATCGACGTGCTCGCCGATCCGCCGCCGCCCGCGCCGCCGCCCTTGCCGCCGCCGGTGCCCGATCCCGAGCCGGCGCCCGCCGAGGTGCCGGCATGACGCTCGTGTGGTCGCGCGTCACGTTGCCGCCGCTCTGGACGGTCGACGAGGCCAAGGTGCACCTCCGGATCACGGGCACGGCTTACGATGCCGATATCCAGCAAAAACTTGACGCCGCGCAGGAAGCGATCCTCTCGTATCTCGGGATCGCGGCGGATGCCACGTGGACGGCCGCAACCGCGCCAAAGGCCGTCACGCACGCGATCCACTTGCTAACCGCGTATTACTACGAGGACCGCGGCGACGGCGAACAGCCGGACGTCTGGCCCAAGCTGTATGCCTTGCTCGCGGCGTATCGCGATCCGGTGATTGCCTGATGGCGCGCGGCGATCGGCGGCACGTCGTCACGCTCGAGGCGCCCGGCGATCCGGTGCCCGACGGCCTCGGCGGGTTTACCGAGGAGTGGACGCCGCTCGATCCGCCGACGTGGTATTGCGCCATCCAACCCGCGGCGGCGCGCGATATGGAACGCTTGGTCGCCGCCGGCGTCGTGCAGACGACCGCGGCGCACCTGCTGGCCGGCGAGTATCATCCCGGGATCACGACCGAGACGCGCCTGACGTTTGAGGGGCGATCGTTTCGCGTGCAAAGCGTCCGCGATCTCGACGAGCGCCACGTCGCGCTCGAGCTCGTGTGCACCGAGGCCGTGGCATGAGCGACAACAAGCTGACGATCGAGGGGCTCGAGGAACTCCGCGCGGCGTTGCGGCAACTCCCGCAGGAGCTCGCCGACGAGGCCGGGCCGATCGTCCTGACGCTCGCGCAATACGCCGCCGACGAAATGGATCAGAAATACGCCGCGCACGAGTGGACCGGCAATCTCCGCAACGGGCTAAGCGTCACGCGCGACGATGCGTATATCCGCTTCGGGGCGCGGGCGGTCGTGAAAAACCGCGCGCCGCATGCCTGGTGGGCGGAAAACGGCACGCAGATCAGGAAAACCTCGACGGGCGCCAACCGCGGCGCGATGCCGCCGATCCATGTGTTCGTCCCGAGCGCGATCCGTTGGCGGCGCGCCATGGTCGAGCAACTCAAAGGCCTCGTGCGGCGTGCCGGCCTCGTTGTCTCCGATACGGAGATCGGCTAGATGGTCGCCGACACAACCGCCGTCGAGGCCGCGGTGATTGCGATTCTCTCGGGCGATGCGTCCCTGATGGCGTTGTGCCCGGGCGGCGTGCACTGGGATCTCGCGCCGGCCGGCCTGACGGCGTTTGTGATCGTGAGTCAGATCGATCACGACGATGCCTACGCCATGACGCCGGCGCCGATGTGGGAGCGCCCGTTGTATCTGATCAAGGCGACGACGCAGGGCGCCAGTCGCGTGATCGTGACGCAAGCCGCGGCGCGGATTTATGCGTTGCTGCACGAGCAACCGCTCGCCGCCGCCGGCTACACGCTGATGTTGATGCAACGGATCAAGCGCGTGCCGAACTATCTCGAGGTCGACGAGCTCACCGACGAGCGATGGGCGCATTGCGGCGGGCATTACGAAATTCTGGTTTCCCCAACCTCATAGGAGCGATATCCAATGGCTGCACCTGCTCAACCCGTCAACCCGCCCGGCCTGCATGGCAAAGGCGGCGTGCTCGCGGTGTCCGAAACGCTCGCCGGTCCGGTCAAGGCCGTCGCGCTGATCACCGAATGGGATTTTGATTCGTCGAGCGATTACGTCGAAACGACCGCGCTCGGATCGGTGAATAAGACGTTTGTCAAGGGCCTGAACAACGCGCAGGGCACGTTCGCCGGCGTGTGGGATTCCTTCGACGATACGTTGTTTGCCGCGGCCGAATCGGTCGACGGGTGCCAGATCGAGATCTGGCCGAACGTCAATTCGCCGGCCGTGTTCAAAGGGCCGGGCTTCCTGGATGTCAAGATCAAGGCCGGGATCTCAACGGCCGTCACGATCGATGGCAAGTTCTCCGCGAATGGCCCATGGACGCGCGGCCAATGGGGCGCCGCCGCGACCGGCGCGAGCGCGACCAAAACGCCCGGATCGTTTACGCCCGTCGGCGCGAGTGCGCCGGCCAACCTTGCCGCGATGACTGGGATCGTTGCGACGCCGAATACCGCATGGACGACCGGCCAGCATGTGGTGTTGCGCGACGGCTCCAAGGCCGCGTGGAACGGCACCACCTGGATCGCCGGCGTCGCGGCGCTCGAGGCCGTGGCGTAACGCGCCTATGGCGGGATCGGTGCGGATGGAAGGCCCCCGGGCCGAAGTGGCCTGGGGGTATCACAGCGCCGCCGAGCTCGGGCCGTGGGTGCTCGAGACGATCCCGGGCGCCGGCGCCGAATGGTGGTTGCGCGCCGAGGTGCGCACGGCCGATCCGTTTCGCCTGACGCAAGCGCCGCTGCTCTTCATCATTGACAATAGCGCGGCGAACAAACCGCCGTTCGAGCGCGTGTTGCTCGACGCGCATCTCGAGGCCGGCGTGCTCACGGGGCGCCTCGGTCCGCGAAAGAGGTAGGCATGGCATCGCGACAACCCGAGCAAGGCGAAGTGCGGATCGAACTCCCGACCGGCGACGATTGGATTCTGGTCAAGGCGTGGCTCTCCTGGGGCGAAACCAACGAGGCGCACGCGCGTCTGTTTAAGACGGTGAGCGGCGCGACGGTGCCCGATTACTCCATGGTCGAGGATACGCAGATCATCGCGTATCTGATCGATTGGTCGCTGACCGACGCGCAGGGCGCGCCGATCGTGATCCGGCGCAAACCCGTCGACGCGATCCTCGCCGCGGTGCGCGGCCTCACGCAACGCAAGGGCAAGGAAGTGGCGCTCGCCGTCGCGGCGCATATTGCCTCGATCGAGATGGAAAAAAACGGCCAGGGCGACGAGACGGGATCGTTACCGCGCTCCGTCTCTGTCGCCTGATGGCCTGGTCGTATGACGCCGTGATCGCGTTGCCGGCCGAAGTGTTCGACGTGCTCGTCGAGGAACTGAAACGCGAGCGCGGCACGCCCGCGGACCCGCAGGATCAACCATGGCCCTAACCGGCAAATTTATCGCCGATTTCTCCGACTTCCAGACGGCGGTCGCCAAGGCCGATGTCTCGTTGAAGTCGCTTGGCGAGGGCGCGAGCAAGGTCGGCCCGCAACTGAATCGCATGGTCGATCAGTTCAGCGGGCGCAAACTGATCCAGGACGCCGAGATCATGGTCCGCGCGATCGACGAGATCGGCGGCGTCTCCAAACTCACGAGCAAGGAACTCGCGAGTATGGCCGGCAAGGCGTCCGAGGCCTCAGAGAAAATGCGCGCGCTCGGCATGGAGGTGCCGAAAGGCCTGCAAGACATTGCCGACAAGGCCAAGCCGGCGAGCGACGGCCTCGGATCGGTCGCCTCGCAACTCAAAGGCATTGCCGGCGCGCTCGGGATCGGGTTCTCGATCGGCGCGGTCGTCAATTTGGGCAAGGAGATCCTCGGCGACGTCGACGCGTTGCAACGCATGCATGCGCAAACCGGGATCTCGCTGCAAGGCCTGCAACGCTTCCAGATCGCCGGCGACGACGCCGGCAACTCCATCGATCAGATCACGAGCGCGATCTCAAAGATGGAGGATAACTTTGCGAGCGCCAACCCGGTCGCGCTGAAGGCGCTCACCGATCTCAAGATCCCGCTCGAGGACATTAAAAACCTCAACCCCGAAAACCAATTCATCGAGATCAGCAACGCGATCCGCCAAATCCAGGATCCCGCGGAACGCACGCGCCTGGCGATCGACTTGTTCGGCAAGGCCGGCGCGCAAGTGTTGCCGACGCTCGTGCGCGGGTTCGACGACGTGAAGGGCGCCGCGGTCGGCATGAGCGACGAGACGATCAAACGCCTCGATGACGCCTCGGATCGCGTCGGCGCGTGGTATCGCACGACGAAGGGCTATCTCGCGCTCGGGGCGGTCGCCTTTGTTGACCTCGTGAAAAACGGCTTTGATCCCGCGCGGGCTGGGGCCGCGCAGGCGCAAGCCGACATGGCCGCGCTGAATACGCAAATCAAGGAGATGGGCGACGCGATTAAGAAACCGACCATCGGCCTCAACGCGATGGCGGCGCCGCTCAAGGTGGTCACGTCCGAATCGGCCGCGGTCGTCGGCGAAACGCGTCGCCTCGACGAGGCGTTGAAGGCGCAGACCAAATCGACCGCCGACGCGAAAGCCGCGCACGAGAAGCTCGCCGGTGCGGTCGACAAAGTCGAGGAAGCGACGACGCTGAATACCGCGGCGCTCGGCCTCGCCGACGTGCAAACGGTCGTCTCGATTAGGGCCTGGCTCGACCTGCAACAATCGCTCGGCAAGGTCGAGCGCGAATTCACCCTCATGCAGGCGGGCGTGCATGGCACCGCTGACGGCCTCGACAAACTCGGCACGAAAGTGGAGGCCGTCAGCAAAGACGATCTGGCCGACTTCATCGATCGGATCAAGTTTGTCGGCCCGCTCCTGGAGGACGCCGGCAACGACGCGAAGAAATTCAGCCATGTATTCGGCGACGCGTTCAGCGGGCTCAACGCGATCATGCAACGCGCGTTTGAGGGCGGCGGCGGCATTGGCGGCGCGATCAAGTCCTACGCGACGCAGATCACGTCCAATGTGCTCACCATGATCCCGGTCGTCGGCCAGGCGCTCTCGCAGTTTGCCGGCGCCGCGATCGCGGGCGTGCAGAAAGTGTGGGGCGCGCTCACCGACAAGGCGGGCAAGGAAACCAACAACCTCCGCGACGCCTTTATTGCCGCGGCCGGCGGGCTCGACGTGCTCAACATGCGCGCGCACGACGCCGGCCTGACGCTCGACGCCTTGCTCGACGCGAGCAAGCCGAAAGACTACGAGGCGGCGATCAAGGATCTGCAAGCGGCGTTTGAGTTTCAGACGGCGGCGCTCGCGACGCTCGACGAGACGGCCAAAAAATACGGGTTCACGATCGAGGAACTCGGGCCGGCGCTGCAACGCCAGGAGCTCGATCAGCAGGCGCAGACCATCTTTAAGGATTGGGAGATCCTCAACGCCGCCGGTATTGACACGATCGCGATTACGACGCGCATGGCCGACAGCGTCAACGCCTACGTGCAGCAAGCGATCGCGATGGGCGGCGAGGTGCCCGAGGCGATGCGGCCGATGCTGCAAAAAATGGTGGAAATGGGCACGCTGACCGACGCGAGCGGGAACAAGATCGAAAACCTCGAGGATAGCGGCGTCTCGTTTGCGATGACGATGTCGCAGGGGTTCCAGTCGCTCATCGAGTCGGTCGGCAAGCTGACCGACGCGATCTCTCGAGGCCTCGGGCTCGCGGTCGATACGTCGGCGAGCAAACTGCGCAACATGCCGCGGAATATCGACGTGGGCGTCAGCTATGTCGATCCCGGGTTCGAGCGGACGCACGAGGTCCGCGTGCTCTATAACACCGACGGCCGGACCGAGATCCCGGGGTTTGCGAGCGGCACCGAGGGGTTTCAAAACTTCGGCGCCGGCACGCCGGTCATGCTGCACGGCTGGGAAGCGGTGATCCCGCGCGATCAAACGAGCGCGATGCCCGGCCTGTTGAGCGGCGCGGCCGGCGGCGCCAGCGTCGGCGAGACGTCGATCGTGATCAACGTCAACGCGCAGGGCGCCTTTTTCGAGACGCCGGGATCGTTGCAGCAACTCGCGAGCAAGGTCGAGGAAGCGTTGTCAGCGCGCCATGGCCTGAAAAACAAACGGCGGGCGGCGTAACGTGGCGGCGACGTTGACGGCGCCCGCGGTCTCGACGCCCGGCAATGGGGTAACCGTGTCGTGGGCCGGGTTGACGACGCCACGCGTCAACGACTTTGTCACGTTGGTGCCGCCGGGGGCGCCGCCGGACGAAGTGCGCCAGTTTGTTCAGACCGGGGGCGGGGCGGCCGGGTCCGTGGTGTTTCCGATCAACCCGGACTATTACGGGTTTGGAGCGTGGCAATGGCGGTTAGGCGATGACGCGGGCCTCACGATCTACGCGGTGGCAAACGTCACGCTGGCGCCGTTGCACGCCTACACACAAGCGCGATCGGGGATCGCGCGCTCGGGCGCGACGCGCAGTAATTACTACACCGGCGATGCGGTCGTGACGATCGATAACGGCGGCGTGGCGACGGACATTAGCAAACACATCGTGCACAACGGGTGGCACATCAGCCTCAACCTGAACGACGACATTGATACGGCGTCGATCGCGTTGTTACCCTCGTGTCCGTTTGTGCCGGCGCCGCGGAGTCAAATCAAAATCGGGTATGGCAGTGCGAACAATTTGTTTTTCGCGGGGATCGTGCTCACGGTGCAACGCACGCGCCGGCCCGGGCCGGACCCGCGCTTCTGGTATGACCTGACGTGCGTCGATTGGACGGCCCTGCTCGATGCGCGGTTTGTCGTCGGCGAGTTTCCGGCGCAATCGGTGACGACGACGATCCTCGATATTGTGAAACGGTTTTCGCGCGGCGGGATCGCCACCGACGGCGTGGCGCAAGGCCTGCCGAGTATTCCCGCGTTTTCGGTCGTGCAAGAGCGCCCGTCGACGATCCTGCGGCGGATCACCAACAAGATCGGCGGCGGGTTTTATCTCGACGCGCATCGCGTCTTACGCGCGTGGTCGAGCACGATCCCGAGTCCGATTCAGGAGCAAACCCCGATCCCGCTGACCGATCATCTGCCGACGCTCAAAACGTTCCGCGTGACGGACGATGGCAGTCAGCAACGGACCATCGTCTTTGCGGAAGGGGCGCGGACCGAACTCGCGATTGGGGTGCCCGCGTGGCCGAATGATTACGTCGCGTCGGTGCCGGTCGAGGACGCGTCGGCGTTCATGGACCCCGCGAACACGCGCAAGTTCGCGCGTTTCGGCACGCAGATGGTGACGTATGAAAAGGTGCTGGACGTGGTCCCGGCAGGGGTCGCCCCGTTAGCGGCCAAGGCGGCCATTGATACGGCGGCGGGCGCGGCGGTGCTGTTTGCCAGTTCCCTGCCGGCCGGGTGGCCCGAGTATGGATGGGCGCGTGTTGGCAATCAAGCGATTGCGTATGCGACGAACGGCGACGGCACGTCGTTGGGTATTCAGGCGTATACGCCGACCTACGGCACGATCCGCGATCCCATCGCGGCGAACGATGCCATTGTGGCGCTCGATTCGTTGTTGGGCATTCATGGCCTTGACCGTGATGCCACGACTTCCGGCGGGAGTTTTCTGGGTGGCACCGGACCGTGGTATGGCTATGTGCAGTCGCCGCTCCGGGCGCAATTGCAAGGCACGCCGGTGGTGTTAGTGCGCGGTAGCATCGATGACGCGGCGGCAAGCACGATTGCCACGCGGGAACAGAGCGACGGGTATTACGAACATCTGGTGCAGGATGGCCGCTGGACGGCGGCGGGCGCGGCCGCTCGGGCGCAAGCGGAGATCGCGGACTTCGCGCAACCGACGGCCACCTACGAGTGGGACACCGAGGACCAGAACGCCGAACCGGGGCGGATGCAGCACATCGCGCTCACCGAGGGCACGCCGGTAACAGCCGATGTGCGGATCACGAACGTCGAGATCACGCCGATTGCGACGAAGCATCCGCCGCGTCGGCGGGTCCGCGCGACCAAAATTCAAACCGCAGGCGTGGTCGAGATCTGGCTCGACGACCCGAGATAGGAGCACCCCGATGGCGATCACGCGCACCCCGTGGATCGATGACGACGGCAGCGGCACGACCGGCACGATCATCAACAACGCCGAGAAGCAGGCGCTCTACAACCAGATCGATGCGTCGGCGGCGTTTGTGAACGCAACGAATACGTTTGTTAGTCCGCAGCGGGTGCAAGGCAACGCGCCGCAAGTGCTCGTGAACGATCTCTCAGCGCCAGTGGAGGCACGCCTCTTTGATTTTGTGGGTTACGCGCAAACCTTACAGTTCCGGGCGTTGAACGATGCGGCGACCACGATCATCGCCCAGCCGCTCACGCTTAACCGCGATGGCAGCGTCATGATTGCCGGGAGGATTTCCGAACAAAACCGCACAACGCCGATGGGGCATCCGATTGATGTGCCCCACAACCCGGCCGACTACACCGCCGCTGACGGTGGAACGTGGGTGATCAGCACCGCGTATGTGAACGCTTACGCGCTCGTCGGCAAAGTATGCACCTATAACTTCTATACGGTGGGCAATATTACGGGCGCGCCGACCCAACTGTTTTATCGTCTTCCGGTGGTGCCGAGTCGTTACGCGGTAGGAACCTGCGCCTATGTGGGCAACATGGTCGGCACGGGCGGCGTGCAACTCTCGCCGGGCAATCCTGTGCTGATGTTGACGGCGGTCGGCTTGGGTGGCGCGTGGGCAGCGGGGACCGTTTACCTTGGCACGTCGATCAGTTTCTTCATTCAGTAATGAGCGAGGCGAAGACAATGGCGGTTCCAACGACGGTCAAACAAATGGCCCTGACGCGCGATTGGGCACCCAGTGGATTCATGGAACGCGTGCAAGCGACAATCGCCTTTGTCGCGGGCGGCGTGCTGGCCGAACCGTTCGCCGAACCGTTTCACCAGTCGCGCGCGTTCTACGCGCAACGCGTGATCGGCAACCCGCGCCAAGGCGCCGATCAAGCGGGCACGCAAGTGGTGATGGGCGTCAACGTGATCAACGCGACGACCTACGACGAGGCGACCAAAACCTCGACGTGCACCATCGCGGACATCGATCTCGAATCGCAGGTCCGGTCCCTCTGGAATGCGTTGGCGGCGATTGATACCGCCGTGCCGCCGGCAACCCCGTGAACGTCGACCAGACGCAAAACCTCGTGTTGATCGGGTTCGGGTTTGCGTTGTTGCTGACCGTGTTCTATTTCGGGCGGCGCCGGTAACGGAGGGCTCATGCCAAATCTGCTCGCCTTGTTGCTCCTGATCGCGCTCGTGATCACGCTCGGCGCCGGCGTGGGCCGGGTGCCGCTCTGGCCGGCGGTGCTCGTGATCGTCGTCGCGTTGCTCCTGCAACACTGGCCGGCGCGGTAACGGGTTCGGCCGCGGGGCGGAGTTCGCCGGGGGTCGTGGCTGCCATGCCGCCGACTCGCGCGCGGGCAGGGCACCGCCTCGCGGCTGATTGAGCGCCCGCAGGAACGACGACCGCCGGCCGCGACCATTCCCTCGAAGAGGCGCCCGATCGCCGCACAGCGGGGCGCCTGGTGCGCCGGGCGGCGCCTCAATCCGACTCACCGCGCGATCCGCTGACACACTTGCGGGCGTTTCCGCTGGCATAGCCGTGGCATAGTCGCTGGCACACTCCATGGATTCATTGGGCTTTTTATGTCAGATATGACGCAATGAACGGCTGAGGATCGAGGCGGTTTCGATGCATCCTAAATGCAAAAAACCCCAATGTTTATTGGGGTTTTTGTGTCTCTGGTGCGGGGCGATTCTGGGGTGCTAGTTGATTCCGGCACGGTGGAACATATCGCGATTAAGTCATTGCAAACATGGGTGGTTAGCGTTTTCTGGCATAGCGCGGTGGCATAGTTGACGCCGGTTTACGACGCCCGCCGCTTGCGGGATCGGACGATCTGTAACGGGGTGCGGGTCGGCACGGGCATCGGCACCGTGAACCGCGCCGCCGCCGAGCGATCGACTTCCTCATGCGCGGCGCGGGTATACCGCAAGGTCAGCGGCGATCCCTCGCAATGCCCGGCAAACCGGGCGACGGTTGCCGTGTCCTTGCAGACCCGGAACAGTTCCGTCAGGAACGAGTGGCGCAGATCCTTCTGGCGGAACGTGCCCCATCGGACGCCCACTTTCGCCGCGGCCCGTTTGACGGCGTGGTTGACGCCCGACGGTTTGTAGGCGCCCCAGGCGGCAGCGTCCACAAACGCGAGCAAGGCCTGGCGCCCGGCCTCGGTGGCGGGAATGGTGCGGACCTCGACGCCGTCGCCTTTGTGCCGACCTGCCCGAAACCACGGGGCGTCAACGTCTAACCCGACGTCGCCCGGTTGTAACGCCATGATTTGCACCGGGTCCATGCCGGTATACGCCGTGACCGCGGCGCGGATCTTCGATAACGACGGCGAGCGGCGATCCGGTTTAGTGTCCGGCATGGCGGCGAGGATGCGCGCGATCACAGCCATGGCCACGCCGCGGGTTTCGGGTTTCGGGTCCGACGGGCGCGTTGTGCACTTGTCGCAGGGGTTTTTCGCGTCGGGAAACATGACGTTATAAAAGCTGACCAAGTGCCCGATCCGTAACAGGATCGTGCCGTCGGCCAACCCGTGCGGACAATTGCGCCCGCGCTCGCCGTTGTCGCGGTCGCGTTTGATCGGCGTGACTTTCCAGCGTTGGACGACCCGATCGATCTCTGTGCCGGTGACGGTCAGCGGGTCGCGGGCGGCGCCCAGGGCGGCAACCCATTGCGCCAAGCCGTAGGCGCGCCCCTTGTATGACGCTTTCGACGTGACGCGGGAGAGGTATTCATCGACCAATGCAGCGAACGACCCGGCGACGGTGACGGGCACGTTGGCCTTGAGGGCTTCCCAGGCCTTGAGCAAGTCGCCGGCGCGCGTCTCGAGCGGCAAGAGCCGGCGGTGCATCTCGCCGTTGACCATCCGATACACCTGCCAGCCGTTGCCGTGGCGGCGCACGCCGCGGAGGGAGTAGCGGGGATCGTCTTTTCTGATCGTGCTCATGGTCCTATTCCTATTCGTCGAGATAATCGGCGAGCGCCTGGAGCGCGATGTTGCGCACCGAGCGCCCTTCCCGTCGCGCCTTGGCTTTGACGGCGCGCCATAAGGCCGCGGGGATTTGGTCAACGAGATACCGCTCGCCGTCGCCGTTGACCGGAAAATCCCGAGAATACCCGCGTTTGGGGGCGGCTTTGATAGGGCGTTTACGGTTTTTCTTCATGGCGTGCAAATCCTATGATAGCAAATCCTATGATAGTTCGTCTTGTGGGAGTGGAATGGCGCCGGGGGCCGGGTGCGATCAGTCGTCGAGATAGGCGACGAACGCGGTCAGGATGATGTAACGAATCGATCGCCGCTCGCGCCTCGCTTTCGCTTTCACGGCGTGCCACAACGGTTTCGGGATCGCGTCCAGCAAATACCGGGCGCCGGTGCCGGCGGCGACTTCGAACTCGCGCGAATAGCCACGGACCGGCCCGGCCGCGCGGGGCTTGCGTATCCTCATAAGGATAAAACCATATGATTGCTCAGCCGGCGCGTTGCCGTCGTTGCCGGGCGCGCCATTGATCGTGGTGAAGTTGCAGCGTCAGCCAGTAGTCGCCGTTGGTGCCGATCAAGGCGTCCAGGCGTTCGGCCAGATCGGGCGTGATGCGGCGATGCCCGGCGATGATGGCATTGAGATTTTGTCGGGAGATCCCCAGCAACTCGGCCGCGGCGCCCTGGAAAATCTGGCGACGCTTGAGGTAGGCGCGGAGATAGACGCCGGGATGCGTGCCGAACGGGTGCGCGTCGAGTGGAATAAGAACCGTATGCACGGGCGATCCCTTCGGAGAACGATCGAACCTCGACCGCAATGGCGACTAGCATAAAAACGTCGTTGTATCAAAAGGTTAAAAGAGGCGCAAGAATTTTCCCAATGACGTGGTAGAGATACGCGCCAAAACTGTGAGATTTGCCAGTTGCGGCCAACAATGACGTAGCGTGTTCGCAAAAATGACAAGCGTGACTTGTCACGTGTAAAGCGTGGCTTGTCACGTGACAAGCTGTAATTGTCAGCTTGTCAGTTTGCGCGTGAGGCGGTGTTACGGTCTGCGTCGTTATGAATGACGCAGCTTCCACGCTCTCGACCAAAGAACGTCACAAACTCGCGCGCGCCGCGCGCAAGGCCGAACGTGACGCCGCCCG